TGCGAAAGTTCTGATACGAGAAATGTCTTTGGGCTCGTGAGAGCCACCGAAGATTGGTTCTGTGTCTCCGAACACATTGATTGAATGAACGCAATTAAAGAGAAGCTCATTCATCTTATCGTAATATGAAGCCAATGGTGATTCACCAACGATATTAATCATCGATTCGTTTGAAACAAAGTATATTGCATTGAGCAAACCAGATCGTGCAAACTCCTGAAGGACTCCTGAGCAAACTCGATGTCTTTTCTTAGCTAGATCAGACAAGATGGACAAGTCAGGCTTAATGTAAACAACATTTATTTTGTTTCCCTTGACTTGTTCAAGTAAGCGTAAAGTAGCTCCAGAGATTTTTCCTGCACCGCAAACAAAAAACCATATAGTTTTATTTTTAATGCGTGAAAGCTCTCTTTTTTTGGTGAATTTGTTTTCGTATTCTTCTGCTGAAGATTGTGCAGGTACATTGTCGCCTCCATCGTAGGTGAAAACTTTGTAATTCTTATCAACTTTAAATAGATTGGCTACATTGCAACCTGCTTTACCGAGTCCTATGATTACCATGAAAAATCCTCCAAGCATCCATAAGTTTTACCCGCTTTCGTGTTAATTTTGAACTTACCTAGTCTAGTGTCTCCGAAGATCTCTTTGATTCTAGGCAAAAGGTGCGAATCTTGCTTTGAGAAGTCAAGAACCACGCAATCGTGAAGCATGAAAGCAACATTAGATTTTCTCCCTGAAAGTGTTTTTCGTATTTTGTTTATTCGGTCCATACAATTATCCGATGATGTACTTTGGAGTAGATAGTTGAGAGCATGAAAGTTATCACACTCAATCTTTCTTCCAAATGGTGTATTAATATAACCTTCTTTGTAATACTTGTCAAGTATTTTTGTTCGATTATAAAAATTTTCAAGTTCCTCATCGTTTGATTGGGGATTGTACAGCCAAGCGAAAAATCTGCGTTTAGCATTTTCCCGATTTAGGCGTGCTGAGAACACATTTTCTATGTTAAACTGGTGTATATCGGTATCTGGTTGTTCCATATTTGCAAGAGAAAACAGGGTTCTGATCTCTGCTGCATTGAAATCAAGCTCAACAAACAGGTCATTTTGGGGCAGCATAATCTTTCGATGTTCCGTTTTTAGGTTCATTATCGGGAATGAGTTTGGTAAAGTAGATAACCTTCCCGTTATTGTTCCAAAAATGTTGTAATGGATGAAACTTTTTGACTTTGCGAACCTCTTGTATAGTGCTTTCGCTTTCATATCTTGAATGAACAAAAGATTGTGATTATCCCAATCGATTTTTAGTTCTTGATCAGAAATGAGATTTATTGTCTCTAATGACTCTACGAGGTGAGAATAGTTCTTGGGTTTTGGGTTATTTTCTATCACCCAGTCAGTGATTTCATTCTTTACCTGATAAAAGTGCCTAAGTACATGCCGAGGCACAAGGTCATAAATGCAATTATCATCCAAGTTGACTTTCGACTGAACAATCGCTTTAACATGAGCTTGAAGACGTTGCTGCCTAAAAACATAACGGTCAACGAGATGATCAGGACAAACATCTCCAATATCTTTACCGCCCATCCATATTTCCGCGAATTCGACATCATAATCCTCCAAGTGTTGAGACCAACTCCATGTGCGATCTAAGTTACGAGGGAGTTTGTTGAAATAAAAGTCCCCATTATAGAATACACCACGGCAATCACGTTTGTCGTCAAGTGTTTGAAAAGTCATTAAACCTCCGATGGTCTACCTTATTGTATCATCTTGGAGTCGGTTTGTCAAATCTTTTTTTAATTTTTGTTTGTTTATGAAGGAAATAGTCCCTCCGTCCTTGAACTTTCTTACTTTTGTAAACTTGTCGCTCACAAATTGGAGGGCGGTCATTAAGCCTAATTTCTTTTCGTAGTTGATCGAGTCACGAATCATTGCTTTGATTTCAAGCTCAGTAAAGGGTTTTTCTTCTTCTATGTTTCTTATATTAGTATATATATCTATTAATAATACATTATTATTTATTATTCTTTCTATTACAGCATTGTTAATATTTTCTTTTGGTACAATTTTACTTTTAGTTAAACCTGCACATGGTTCTAGAACTTTAATATAAGGTTTTTTGTTGACAAATACACGATAAGATGATATGATGTTTTGCAATAACTTATCAAAGTCGGAGGTGTAGGTTTGTTTATATCGTGTATTAAACACACTGTCGGGTGTGCCCAACAAGTATTTAGCCATGTATTGCTTGGTCACTGGTGAGTTTAGGTCTGCAACCAACATGAAAGGGACGTTTTTGTTTACTGAGAAGCCGTGGTTCTTCGCCATGTTCAAGTAAAACGGAAAGGTCTTGTTTAATAAAAATAGATTATCTTTGCTGCTGTCCACATCCATAGGCAAGTCTGCAATTGTTAACGCTAAGCCTGATGATA